CTAATTAAGAAAGCATCTAAAACTGAAAGGATATCAGATGATTGGGATACCGTTGATGAGGAGTATGATATAGATTTAGATATGAGGATACAATCTACCTACGATGAAGTAGTAGATGAGATACAACAATTACAAAAAACAAAGATGTGGGGTTCAGCAAGGTTAGCAGAGTTATACCTGTTTAACGATGATATGACGTTGGACAAACTATCTAAAGAGATTGGTATAAGCAAGAGTACTTCCTTTTTAAATGTGAGGAAGATTAAGCAACACATAAGAAACACCAAAGTAAATCCTTTCCGTTAATGGAGTTAAGAGAGATACCACGCAACATAGGTAACGAATACATAAAGAGATACCATTACACACATAAGGTATGCACAGGAACAAAGTGGACACTAGGTGTAATAATAAATGGAGAGATAAAAGGTATTATACAATTAGGGACAGGAGTACAACCTAGAGCAACGGAGCAATGGGTTAAAGGAACTAATAAGGGAGAGTGGGTAGAACTAAATAGAAATTGGTTAGCAGAAGATTTACCACATAATTCAGAGAGTAAGGTAATGGGTTTAATGTTCCAATGGTTAAGAGTGAATCAACCACATATTAAATGGGTAGTAACATTCGCAAACGGAGCAGCAGGACATGTAGGAATACAATATCAAGCGAGCAATTGGATATACACAGGTTACAATAAGGTAGGAGGGTTTTGGGTAACAAAGGAAGGTAAGATGATACACTCACTAACATTATATTCAAAAGGATTTAAAGATGTTAAGAGAGAAACGTTAGAGAGCATATATGGTAAACCCTTATATAGAGTAGTGGGTGGACAATTTAGATACTTTTATTTTATACACAAAGGAGAGAGGAAGAACCTTATTCTAAATGAACTACCATATCCTAAACAAAGAGATTTAGAAAACTACATAGAGATATTAGATGCGAACTGGGAAGGACCTAAACCCCTATGGAATAAAGTATCCCAGTTGATAGCAGAGAATCAACGTAGAGGTAGCATATCTCCTCAACACTCAACGATAAATACAATATGGTGGTAGAGTGTTATAATATATAGAAAGGGTTTAAAAAACGAAGTATAACGATTATGGCAAAGTTTGAAAAAGGAAACAAAATAGCAACAGGGAGACCTGCAGGAGCACTCAACCGAAGTACGGAGGAGATGAAACTTACAATCGCACGTGCCACAAACAATGTGCTATCCACCATTAATAAAGATTTGGAGGAGATAAAGAAGAAGAACCCGGAGAAAGCAATGGAGTTAGCATTTAAGCTATTAGAGTACGTTATGCCGAAACTCAGTAGAACGGAGATGAGTGGAGAGATAAACCAAAAGATTCAGCAGATATCAGTAAACATAACGCAAAAGAGTGTAGATGAACTTGGAAATCAATAGCACTAAAACGTATAGCAATCAGAACGATAGTACACATAGAGTAACTATCCATTATGGTGGCACCAGAAGTGGTAAGTCGTATGCTCTACTACAATGGTGTATCGTACAAGCTCTCACGGGTAAGCATAACATAACGATTGTGCGTAAGACGGTCCCATCCCTTAAGAGAACGGTAATGAAAGATTTTAAAGATGTGATGAGTGCATTAGGATTGTGGGAGGACCATGCGTTTAATAGCACTGATAGAGTATATGAGTTCCAAAGTGGGAGTACTATACAATTTATATCTACGGATGATGCGGAGAAGCTGAGAGGATTAAAGAGTAGCATCTTATGGTTGGAGGAAGCAAATGAGATAGATAGTGAGAGTTACTTCCAGCTACAAATTAGAACTACTCAAACGATTATCCTTTCCCTCAACCCAACCATCAGTCCCTTCCATTGGATAAGAGGATTAGAAGCACAACAATACTTTACCACATATAAGGATAACCCATACCTAGAACAATCAGTAGTAGATGCCATTGAGGAACTTAAACACACCAACCCTAAAGCATGGAAGACTTATGGGTTAGGAGAATTCACAACCAATGAGAGAGCAGTGTTCCAATTTAACTTAGTTGATTGGGTACCTGATGATGCAGAGTTTGTGTGTTGGGGATTTGATGCAGGATATAGTGCTGACCCTTCCGCAATGGTAGCAATATACAAATGGGGTTCAAAGGATTTATATTTTGTGGAAAGCTTATATGAGAAGGGTATGGTAACGGATGATTTGATTAAACACTTCAAAGGTTGTGTGAGTGGCAGAGAAGAAGTATGGTGTGATAGTGCTGAACCCCGCTTAATAGAAGAACTACATAGAGCAGGGTTTAATACCAAACCTGTTGTTAAGGGTAAGGATAGTATTAACTTTGGAATACAGGTTATGCAGAACTACACACTCAACATACCTAAAACATGCAACAACTTAGTGAATGAGTTTTATTCATACCAATGGGGAGTAGATAAACACCAACACGTAACTGATAAACCAGAAGGTGGGTTAGACCATCTTATTGATGCAGCACGTTATGGATGTATGATGAAGCTATCCAATGTAGCAACAGCAAAAGGAAAATACGTTATAACAATAAGATAATAATATGGAAACAAACTACCTACAAATCGGAGAAGCACAAATAGATGAGAAGGGTGTAATGGAGATGGCAGCATACATTGCTCACTTAGAGAAAGAACAAAAGGGTTTATTAGAGGAACTAACACAAGCTAAAGCATACCTATCTGCTACCATACACCAAAGAGCATCTGCGGAGAGTAAGGTGAGAGAACTACAATACCGATTAGATAATAAGGTGGTAGTAGATATAACACCTAAACAAACTATCAAATCAACGTTAGGTACAATAGAGTTAATCAATCCAGAACAATATAGAGAGAAAGTAAATCAAAGATAATATGAAACAAACGATAAACATTAAAGTACCTACCGAATGGAGTGCTATCACCTTAAGACAATACCTTAAGTTATTAGAGGATTTAAAAACATACGGAGATACTGATGAAGGGTACGCAGCAGCTCTCCTACATAACCTATGCGAGTTTCCACCAAAGTACTTATATGGGTTGGAAGCAAATGTGTTGAGTAAGATAAAGAACGATATCGTAACCTTTATGAACAAAACTGATTTACCCCTACAACGATTTATAAACATAGGAGGTACGGAGTATGGATTTGAACCTAACCTATCTAACATAGCGTATGGTGCTTACTTAGATATAAGCAAGTGGGATACGTTTCAAATAGATGCTAATTGTGGAAAGATAATGAGTGTGCTATATAGACCGGTGGTAAACAAAGCAGCAGGGTTGTATGAGATTAAAACATACACAGGGTATATAGATGATGATACCTTTTTAGATGTAAGTATGGATATCCACTTTGGTGCATTGTTTTTTTTTGTTCGTTTATTAACGGAATTACCGAACGCTACCCTGAATTGTTTGAAGGAAGTTCCGGTACTAGCTCCCCACATCAAATCAATTTTAGCAACAAATGGAGGAACTATGCTGCACTTATCCAACTCGCCGGAGGAGATATCCGCAATATTGATGAAATCACTGAACTCCCATTAGAGAAGTGTTTATTGTTTTTAGCATATCAAAGTGATTTAAACACATTACAAAATCTGCTACAAAAGGAGATTATAAATAAGAGATAGGTAGAATCCACTACTTTTGTTATATTGTTTGTTAAATAATTAAACCATATTAAAATGCCAACTCCATCGTATTTAGCAAGATTTGTTGCAACTTCAGGTGTTTACATAGGACCTACACAGGGTAAATCATCACCAAAGAATAATAGGAGAGCATGCTTATGCATTCACTCCAATACATACTCACGTAAGTGTTGTAATGGTGCATTATTAGAGCAGGGTATAGGTTCAACCGAAGTTCCGTATTCACAAACACAAAATCAATAAACTTAGTTTAGCATGGCTATATTAAATAAAACCCAACTACAAGCTGCCAATCAGGCAGATTTTCCAGATAACTCAACAGGTTTAATTACCCCCGCAGTATTAAGAGATTTCAATACTGATATGATTGATAGTATGGCAATAACCGGTTCAGCTGGTAGCGGTACATCAGGTACGTCAGGTGCAAATGGAACATCAGGTTTAAATGGTACAAATGGAGCAGCAGGTACTTCAGGATTAAATGGTACTAACGGAGTAGCAGGTACTTCAGGATTAAACGGAACTAATGGTACATCAGGTATCAGCGGAGCTGGAGGAAGTTCAGGTTCATCAGGTACATCAGGAGTATCAGGTACTTCAGGTATCAATGGGACTAGTGGATTAAATGGAACATCAGGTGCAAACGGAAGTAATGGTTCTTCAGGTACTTCAGGTATTACTGGAGATGGTGGAAGTTCGGGCACTAGCGGTGTTTCAGGAACATCAGGGATAAATGGAACTAGCGGTATCAATGGTACAAATGGCACGAATGGTGTTAATGGTAGCAATGGTACTTCAGGTACATCAGGATTAAACGGAAGCAATGGGACTAGTGGAGTAAGTGGAACATCGGGTTCATCAGGTACTTCAGGAGTAGATGGAACTAGCGGTGTGAACGGAACTTCAGGAGTAAATGGTTCAAATGGTACATCAGGATTAAATGGTGACAAATATGTAACAACATCTTCTACATCATTATTAATAGGAATAGGAACAAAGAATATTACCGTAGGTACTGGATTATCATACTCAATAGCACAAACTGTGTTGATTGCGTTTGATGGTGCAAACTATATGGAGGGTTCAGTAGTTTCATACAACACATCTAATGGTGCTATGGTAGTTAATTCTACTTTAGCAGTTGGTAGTGGAACATATTCTGCATGGAGTGTAAACTTAGCAGGAGCAAGTGGAGCAGATGGTACTTCAGGTTCTTCAGGAACATCAGGAGTAAGTGGAACAAATGGTAG